CATAAACGGTTACGGCGTCAAAGTGGACAACCTACTACCTAGCAACTGGGAGGTTGTCTGTGTCTACCCTGACGAGGTCTACATCCGAGGTCACAACCAGTGCGTCACAGATACACAGCGTGAGTTCGAACACTACGTTCAGCCACGCCTAGCGTCAGGCTTGATCCATTCTGAATTGTTAACCGCTGAACAGACTGAAGACTTCGTCCAAGATCAGCGTGAAAACCTTCAGGATGGTTGGGCTGATGCTAACGATGAGCGGTACGCACTGCCCTACTAAATCCAACTGATGAGTCCAGATGGTGACTGGACGAAACACCCTTTCGAGGGTGTCTTGGATAACCAAAACCTGAGGAGGTTTTTATGTATCAACTAGCAAAACTTGATGGGGATCGTATCCCCTGTAAACGGGGCTTTGTGCAATACGTTGGCATCCGCAGACTGGGTGACTTCAGCAACCTGAATCACTCCAAGGTCAAGGATGGCATCAGCTTCATTGTCTACCGCAACTATGCAGACAGACAGCGCGATGTAGCACTGGGCATCTACACAACCAAAGACGGCAATCTGGTTCAGGACAAGCGCCGAACCGCACTCCGCAAGATTTGGGAAATCATGGATCGGGAGGTGAAATATGCCCCTACCTACGCCCCCCTTTGATATCAACACCATGCTCCACCGCAAGGTGAAGTACGTCCTCCAGAAACCTGACGAACTGCACGACGCCCTGCTTGAGATTGTCACTCAGGGCAAGTCGGACTGGGACTTACAGGAATGGGAGGCACTGGTTGCCGATATCGAATCTTCCGACCTAACAGTCGGTGAATACATCAAGCCTTACAAAACCTGAGGAGGTGCAACATGGCTTATTACATTAGCAGGCTCGACCCTGTAGACGGATCGCTAGCGAATGTCGCGAGGGTACTCAAGCGCATTGGCGACTACAAAGGACTTGAAATTGAGGGCGAAGTATTTGCGGTATTCAAGAACCGCAGGGACTTCGTTGAACGTTGGAACTACAAGACCTACGAGGTGCATGGCGGGAAGCTGAAAGCCGTTACTCGACATGACATACCGAAACAAATAGGTCGTCTATTCCAATTCTAGCTGACGAGTGCTGAGTGGTTCTCAGCCGAAACGCACCTTCGGGTGCGTCCTAGATAACCAATATCCTGAGGAGGATTTATGTACACATATCACTTATGCAAGACCGTGATAAACCACGGCGACTACGAGTACACCAACAGGTTTCTCGTGTACGTTCCAGAGGGCGATCTGCCTGACAACGTCGATCACATTCTCACTGCTTGGGAGTTTGATCTTCTCGTTAAGGATGTCGAAAAAGACTGGGACGATGAAGTCTGGTCTGACGTTCGTCGCGTCCGAACTTATGTTCAATGCCCCACCGATATCGTTGATGCGACTCGACACACGCCTTACATCCACTCATTCAACTGGACATGGATTCGCGACACCGTCGAGTACGGCGACGAGCGTGATCAGGAGGTGGCGTAATGGATAACCCCTTTGCAGATATCGCCCAGTGGGAGCGCTACTGGGACATGAGCGACCTTGAACGTGTTCGTGAAGAGGAGCGTGAAAAAGAAAGAAGAGAGGCGATCGAACAGAAATGGGCTGATCGCTTTAAACACGGCATTCAAGACGAATGCGACCAATATTAGGGAGGGCTTATGCCTACATACCGAGTAGTAACCAAGGAGGTATGCATCAACGAGTATGAGGTTGGTGCTAACTCCAAAGAGGACGCCATCGATTCGTATTACGAAGCACTGAATACGCGATGGACAAACAAGACCCGATCAACTGAGACAGTGGTTGAGGCGGTCGAAATCTTTCCAACTGATGAGTTATCGAAGTAGTTCTTCGATCGAAAGTCTAAGTACACAAATAGAAATTTTTTTCACCCTTTGTGTACTGGACTCTTGGATAACTAAAAAACCTGAGGAGGTTTATATGTCGAACAATGCAATTTTTTTGCGTAGCAACAAACTTAGAAATATTGGCGGGCGAACCATCGTCCTGTTCTATCACGGCTATGACTATGAAGTATCTGCCCTCAGAAGAGAAAAGCTGTATGGCAGTGAGGCTCGGTACGAGCGCATAGTCAATCAGCGCGAGGACAAAGCCATGGCACTGGGCGAAAAGCATGGTGTTGTGGACGGTGCTGTTCTAGCCAACAACTGGACAGACATCGACACGATGGGTGGTACGCCTGTCTATGAAGTAACTGGATACGACTACCGCCTGACCGAAAACCCTGCAAAAAAGGTTGTCGGTTTCGTGCGTCGAGATGGTTACCAGTACTGCTACATACCCTTCAAGGAAGCACCAGAGTCTTGGAAAGAAGAGTACCCGAGACCTGAGGAGGGTTATGTACAGAGCAAGCCCTGTACCTCGGGTACGGTAAGGAGTCTAGCATGACTTGGCTCTACGTTTGTTACGACTGTGACTACAAGCACAAGTCGTTTGATGAGTTCGCCCCACAGAAATGCTCTGACTGGGAACCATACGGTGACCAAAAGGTAGAGCGGGTCAGCTATGAATTGACCTGTCCGCAGTGTGGTGGCAACGAAATTGAGGAAGACTTTTTTCCACCAGAATAACCTCAGGGTGGGGAGTTCTCCCCTTCTAGCGACAGCGGATTGTCGCTTTATTTCTCGCCAAGGATGGCTTCTTTTAATAAGGAGTCACAATGAGAATATTTGATAAATACTTGCAGGATATGGGGTTACCAGATACCCGAACGTATGACATCGCAAAGGCACTGGATCAGCTACATTCAGCTATCTGTCAGCTTGATAGAGACAACCAGTTGAAGTTTGGATTCTATATGCCTGAGGCGGTCGAATGTGCTGTGCAGTACGCGCAACACGAAGAGTTAAACGAAGACCTATGGGGTGGTAAGAAGCCTACATGGCAACAGGACTTGGCGAGAATCGATGAAGGAATGCAGGTAATCTTTGTTCCAGACTTCGAAGTCGAGGAGCCTGAGAAGCCAAAGCCTAAAGGGCACAAGGTCGTCAAAATGGAGGACTATCGCAATGATGAATGAGATCTATATGGGTTTGTTTATTGTGGTGGTGGCTTGGCTGTTCAGTGGTGCATGGATGATCATCGAGGACAAGCAGAAAGAATGGGAAGAACGCATGGAGAAAAAACGAAATGAAAACCAATGAAAGCTTCAGGCAACTTCTTATCGATCACAATCTGACGCTACGGGAAGTGGCGTCCATGATTGAAACGCCTTATGAGACTGTCAGGAACTGGCACAGATCACCTGACGCTAAGGGGTATCGCTTGATGCCCCATTACGCTTATCTCGCTGTGAAATTGAGTATCGAACAAAAATCTGGCGAGGAATAAGAAACACCCACTTTGAATACCTGTCTGTAGTGCCAGTAATGCAGACAGGGTTCATCCTTTCACTCAAGATACAATCCAGTATCCCTTCCTTGGTAAACCAATATTCCCCATCCCCTAAATCAAAGAACCAATAGTCAGCCTCAGATACAGAAAGAGCGCTTGGCTTCCTATGAAAATACTCCACAACAACGTTGCCAGTCTGCATGGACATGGGGTCATATTTAACCTCAATTGTCTTGCCGATTTCTGGAATTTGGATGTCGAACTCAGGGTGGTTGCCAGAAGCCCTCTCAGACCTCGGGAATGTCGTTTTAAGACGTTTTAGAAGGGACTCCTCAATGCTCCCACCCCTTTCGAGATCTTGCTTAAAACCCACGTTTTTTCCACATTGCCTTAACGCCATTCATCACCAGTTCTTTGGTGTGTTTTGGGTAGGCATCCTTGGGTATGGAATCTATGGCTTTCCTTCTATCTTCCTTGCTCTTTAACTCTATGATCCTACTAGGCAAGTAGTAAGGGAGTGTTGCCTTAGCTAGATCGTGAAACTCTGGTTTCAGTTCCCTCTCTAGGTATTCCACGCATTGGGGGTAATATATTTTTTCCGCCGATTTTTCGACAGCTTTCCTAAGTTGTATTGGTTGCACCTCGAACCTCCAGTAAGTCACGCATGATCATGATCCCTGTACTGAGTTCCGTGGTGATTGTGTCCATACCGTTGACACCAACGTACTGATCGCCTGCTATTGCTTTCAGCGGGAAGACAAACCTAATCGGCTGTCGGTCGTACTTGTAAATCAGGATGGGGGTGTACCCTTCCGTCGCTGACTCACAAGCCTGATCCCACCACTCGGTTTTATGCCAGTTACCCTTGGCATATCGCTTCGCTTCAATCATCAAGTTGTGAAAGACAATGTCTCCATGACCCTTGTCTTGGTACTGCTCTAGGTTGCGCTTGAGATGGTCGGCACAACTGCCGAACTCATCCTTGAAGAGTGCTATTAACTCTCTCTCAAACGCATGACCTTTGGCACGTCCGTTAATCACGCTGTGCCTCGATTAACCACTGCAAATAAACCTTGGCTTTCTCAAGGCTCTGCGTCTTGCCATTAGGGTGTGTCTCGTAACGCCAAACATACTTCTGGACGTTACCCTTTAGATAGCCCTTGAACTGCTCGTCATCCATTGAAGAGCGGATCGCTGAGATACATTCCACAGCGTCGGGTGACTTCTTGTAGTGACGTGGTTGTGTCACTGCATCCCAGTCAGCGGGAGTAGCATCATCCAAACTTCTCGGCGACGAGTTCTTTGGTTCGCTCAAGGAGTTCAAACTGGGTGCCGTATCGGCTTTCGAACGCCCGTTTGAATGGGTGTCTAGCGGTGTATATTTCATTGTCTTCACCTCCACGGTGATGTCTATAACAAAGTGGTATGGTCTTCATGTGCGCGTCGGGTTTCGTTTTCCCATCTATGTGGTGAACCTCGGCGGGCGTGTAGACCCCGTGATGTAACTTGCATACGACACATCCGATCTGTGTAATCCTGTCCATCCATGCTTTCTCTTCCGTGTTGGGCGTTCTGCCCTTCATGAAATCCCGTAGGTGCGTCGCTCTGCTCGCTCTGATGCAAGCTTCGACTGCCACGTTTTAAATTCGACTTCAGCCGCCATGAGATTTGCCTTAGCTGACGACAGCTTTCCCTTGGCTACGCCCTTCCTGATTCGGGCATCGAAGACAGTCTCATCTTCATCGGCGAATCGCTCTTGTGCGGCATTGGTTTTATGACCCCTTGCCTCAGCCTGAACCTTGGCAATTGCCACAAGTTTTTTCTCTTCAGCTTCCGCTCTAGCAACAGCCAGTTCAGCGCCCGCAACTTCTGCCCCTGCGATACGAATCGCTTCAGCAAAACCTTCTTCCTCATACATATCAGGTCTCCTTTGAGTAGTTGATGTAGTGACGGGCTCGCCCATTCCGTCTGTCCCTGTACTGGCAGGTATCCAGATCGAACTCAAATCCAACTCTTCCTTCATACATTCCGTTCCTGTTCTTGAGGATTTCGAGATAGGTGTCCCATTGATTGGTGTACTTTTCGTCGGGCTCTTCGCCGAGCATTTCAGCCTGCTCGATGTGTTCCTTTTTCTTCTTGTTCTTCCACACCGAAATGAATCCATCAGCCAAGTCGGTGATAGATCCTGAACCTTTAACGTCGTATTTATTTGGCGCGGAGTACTCTGACTCACCCTTCCTGACGTGCGTCACTAGGAATACTGTGACGGGGAAAGACAGCTTGAAGTTAACCAGTCTTTCTATGAATCGTTGCTGACCTTCATAGTCATCCTGTCTCACCATGTTGGTAAGAGAATCGATGACGAACACATTGATGCCGTAACGACGGTACGCATACTCGAAGCAGTTCATCAGGTCTTCAGGTTTTGGCGTTAGCTTATCGACGAACAACCAGAGATTCGGAGCCATCCACTCCAGTAGCTTGTCTCTGTATGGTTTGGGTGGGTTGGCACTTCCTCCCGCCTGTCGAAGCATCCTTCCCATGGTTGCCTTAGGAGTCATCTCCATGGACGCGATGAGAACCTTCTGCTCCTGCTCTACGGCGTTGAGACATAGCTGATTGAGCCACATGGATTTACCGTGACCATTGATACCCGCAACACCCCACATCTCTTGGGGACGGAAGCGGATGTCTTCTTCATCTAGCTTTGCCCAACCACTGGCGAAGCCCTGCTCATTGTTGGTTCTGTTATCGAAGTAGTCATCGATCTCAGCCTCAAAATCCAGAACAGATCTCAGGGTCTCTGGGTCTTGCCATCGAGCCTCTTCATAAGCGCAGTTGAGCATCCACTTGGCTTGCTCATATCCCTCTTTCTGAAGTAACTCATTGATATCTTTAACAGGTAGATTCGCTCGGTAACATCTGTCGCCCAAACGATTCATTATTTCTGCGGCGGCAAGTTCACCCTGCTCATCCATATCAGTAGCAATAATGATCTCTTCGAATCGAGACAGGTTCTCGTACTCGTGAGCAATCCACTTGGTTTGCTTCGCACCTTTACCGCCACCCATGGGTACGCTCAGTGCGGGATAGCCTAGTTCACTACAGGCAATCGCATCCCATTCACCCTCAGTAATCCAAACCCTGCGGCAGTCCGTGGGCATGGTGTGCCATCCATATAGGATTGGCTTGAGATCCTTTTGAGTAGACGGGTTGCCGTCATGGTCGAGCGGCTTGGTTTTTAGGAATACTTCCTTACCCTTGGTATCGTAGTAGGTGAAGACAACGTCCTTACCCCCACGCCCATCAGTCTCATAGATCTTGTGGCGAAAACAGACCTCACCCACATCCTTGAACCCTCTGGACTCCATGTGTTTGTGAAGTGCATCACTTGCGACTTGAGGAGGTGGTTTGGGTTTGGTGTAGGTCTTTTTTTCCGCCGCCGTAATTTTTTTGGCGGGTTGTACGTCACGGATAGAGTATCGCTTCTTCGCCCAGTCCATTGCCTCAGTCAGACTGAGACCTTCGTGGTATTGAATGAGGTCGAGAAGATCACCCCCATCACCCGTAGCAAAATCCATCCACTTCCCTGCCTGATCACCGCTCAGGTAAACAGACATGGATCTACCCCTTTCTCCTTGGATAG